CACGGGACCGATGTCTGCCAAGTTTTTTAGAAATGTTTGAACCTCGTTTACAAGTTCTGGAGTGACATCGGTCTTCGCGTGTACTATGTCGCCCGTCAGACAGATCAGGCTTTGTTTGTCGAAACTGTTCGCAACGTAATTGGTAAGTTTAGAGAAGACTCGTCTGTACTCGTCGTGTCTCTTAAAGTTTCGTATGTGTATGTCTGATATATGAAAGATCCTAGAAAGGCTCTCTACGTTGTCGAAATATTTTGTCATCTTTTTAGTTCATTTTCATTCTTCTGAGCATTAATTCTCCGAATGTCAATGGTTTTGCTTTTTGTAATAATTCTGTCATGCTCGTAAATCCTAGATCTGAAGGATCTTTACCTTCTAATTCTATTAAGTAAACTTCTTTTCCAAGATTAATCAACTGTTCAGAGTAAGTAAGCGCTTCTTTGAGTGCGTCCTTATCAAGTGCCAAATATACTGTTTTTACTTGAGATTCCACAAGTTTCAACATCAGTGCCTTTGTAATGCTCTTACCGAATAGAGGAACAACATTTCTTTTGATAGCGATTGCGTCGAATATGCCTTCGCAAAGTATAACCGGTACTGTCCAGTTAATATGATATTCTAGTCCTATGATTTCTGTTTTGTTTACCGATGGTGCGTCGTACTTTTGATACGGTTCCTTTTCGAAAGATCTAGCAATAAAATAATTTACTTGACCATTCTTATCATAAGAAGGCACAATAACTCTGTTTCTATAGCGACCTTCTTTGCAATATCCAATATTGTACTTTCTTACATCGGATTCGTTGATACCCCTATTTTTTAGATAAACAGTGGCGCGACGATACTCCAAAGATTTATCGTTTTCTGTCATAGAAATAAATTCTTTTGGCAAAAATACGCGTGTAGTTTCCGTGTCTTCTATCTTAGTACGATCGTCTTTGAAGTAGCCTTTCATCTCAACCATTCTCTCTTTCTCTACTCCTAATTTTTTAAATAAAGAAACGGGAGTTTTGCCTTTTGTAGCCGGGTGGCAGGTCCAACAGTTGTATTGGCCGGTAAAAATGTTAACGATCAACTTTGGTTTCTTGTGATTGCAAATAGGGCAATGAAACGCGTGATCTTTCTTGTTCTTGTCGGGTTTTCCCTTTCCAAGCACCGATTCTAAAAGACCTAAAACCAATTGTTCGTTCTCCATTAATCTAATATAACAAAAATAACTTAAAGAAAAAAATATTTTTTAATGTGAAAATAAATGTTTATATTTAATTATGGAATACACTACAGAAAACTTAGATTTTTTTTTGTCCGGTAAAATAATTATTTTTAAAACCTTCTACTACAGGGGGAAAACAACAGCAGACAGATGGATATATCAAAACTACTAGAGATACAGGGGGAAAATAGACAGCTAACAGAGCAAGAGCTACAGGGGTTGTACATATACCTTAGTATGCAATTTGATCAAATGAGTAATGAACAAAAGTTATTCTGGATTGAGACCATGAAGAATTTGGACCCTGATTTTAATAAAATAGAAGACGATGATGAAATACAAGCTTAAAGTTTTTACACTTAAAACGTGCCCGCACTGCGCTAGTTTTAAAAAGAATCTAAATAATGAGAAAGTTCAATTCACAGATTTCGTATGCGAAGAAGACGCCAAGTCTTGCGATAAGATAGAAGCTATTACAAGCTGCGATGAATATCCCATGGCAATGTTAGAAACAGATTCTAAAACCTATGCAATATACCAAACTTCTAAGCATAGTGACTTAGGCGAAAAGCCAGTAGATAGTAACGGAATATATAAGATAGCATGTCACTCGATAGATAATATGTTATTTGTAATTAAAAAAGTATTATATTAACAATATGAGATACAAAGAATTAGTTACCAAAAAATTAAACGAGTTGATTATGATGCTCGCTTATCAAAACACGGCCATTTCTCAATTGAGACCTGCGCTAGAATTAAAAAACACTTTAGATATGATGAGAGCTAAGATTGACGAGATCCAGCACTTAATCAATACTGAACAAGAATCTTAATTAAAATAAAAGTTATGAAGAAATTAACAGAAGAACAGATCCTAGAGAACTTACAAAAGTTTTATGGATATATTGATAAGTACATTACCTCTGATAGAAAGGATTCTTTACTGGAATTCTATAAGGGCAGAGAAGTTACCCTAGCAATTAGTCCAGCGTCTACTAAATTATCGCATCACAACTGTTTTCCAGGCGGATACGTTGAGCACATTAATAGAGTAGTTGAAGCCTCTTTAGTTATGGATAAAGTGTGGGAGCGCTTTGGTCAGAAGAAAGATTACTCCATTGAAGAACTAGTATTCTCTGCAATTAATCATGACCTTGGTAAGTTGGGCACTAATGAAGAGCCTTTCTATATTCCTAATGATTCTTCTTGGCACGTAGAAAAGCAAGGAGCACACTTTAAATACAATAACCGTATTACTCACATGAGAATTGCTGATCGTAGTTTATTCTATTTACAGCAAGCAAACATTAGCGTTAGTGAAAATGAGTTCTTGGCAATTAAGTTACACGATGGCCTTTACGAAGAAGCCAATAAGTCTTATTACATTACTTATAGCGCTGACTCTGAAATAAAATCTAATTTACCTTACATACTACATCAAGCCGATTTAATGGCTTCGAGAGTAGAAACACAAATTTAATATCATGTTAACATCAACAATAGCCATAATCTTATGGACAGCTACAATTTTAGGGGCAGTAGTATATAATCTTTATAGAAAAAACAAACGCCTTGAAGAGATAGTGATCAATCAAAGCGGTTTTGTAAACGATACCCTATCTTTATTGGACGATTTCAACGGTCTAGTAAATAAAATAGATATGACAATGTGGGTACAATCTGACCCTGAGCTATTACAGCTTTTTGAAAACATCAAAGCAATTCAATTACGAGTTCAACAATTTACGGGGAGAAAATAAATTATGCCAGAAGAATTAATGGTCGAACCTGAACCGGATATGGGTCTTACCATAAAAGGTACTCCAAGAATAAGAAAACCAAAAACTAAGAATGTCTACTTTACTTCTGAAACTGAAGAGGCCATTCTACGATATCGTATGGCTCCCAATCAAGCGGTAGCAAATCAGATATATAATAAAGAAATTCACTATGCTTTCTATAAGTTAGCAGAGAATATTATCCATACATTTAAGTTTTATTACACAGAGGTAGATAATATTGAAGATCTTAAGTACGAAGTTATCTCTTTCTTATTACAGAAGTTGCACCTTTACGATCAGTCAAAAGGTAAAGCCTACTCTTATTTTGGTACGATTGCAAAAAGATATTTGATTATCTACAATCAGAAGAACTACAAGAAGATGGTTTCTAAAATGCAAGTTTCTGAGGTAGATAATTCTGAGAAAACACACGAAAGTTTGGTCATAGGAACTGAGACAGAGGATGTAAATAGGAACTCTGTTATCAATCAATTCATAAATGTTGTAGACACTAATTTGGCCGCCATGTTTGAGAAGGAGAGCGAAATGAAGGTAGCAGATGCCATACTAGAGGTATTCAAAAAGAGAGAAAACATAGATATATTCAATAAGAAAGCTCTATTCATATACATAAAAGAGATCACGGACTGTCAGTCCAATACAATTACTAAGGTGATCAAGAAGCTAAAGGTGGCATACAAAGAGGTCCTGGATCATCACATAGAAAACGTTGACCAGTGATATTTATTTAAAAATTAGTATGGAACTTGAAAAAGAAATCTTCCCTGGCAAGACTTTGGCGCAATTGGTGGAAGAGGTATACAACAAGCACAAGTCTCAGGACTCAACGATAAAATCAGAGATATTACGTTTGGCAGATATGATTGAAGGACCTGGCGATGCTATCGTTTTGGTGCCTATGATCAAGGGTTTATTGGATTCTAGTCTTAAGAACGATGAAGTTTTAATGAAAATTCTTAGCGCATTCCAAAAATCTGCAGAAGCCAAGGACAAGTCCGTTGAAGACGGAGGTCTTTTAACAGAGAAAGACATCGAACAGTTAATGAGCGACGTTACTTCAATATCTCAAAAACAAATAGCTAAAGCATAATGGCTTGGGGGCAACAATTTAAAGCCGACAAGAGCGGCAAGTTCGGTCAATACTTCTTAGTAGCAAGGGTTAAATCTATAGTTTTAGGCCCTTATATTAGATCTTTGCAAGTAACCGAAGGACCTGATGGTTTACCAAATGTTAAAGAGACTTTAATTCCTGATACAGACTTCACTAGTTGGAAAGATGTGGGTAAGATAAGATACGAAATAATGTATTCTAATCTATCGCAGTCTAAATTAAAAGCAGTATCTGAACCGGCTTTCCCAATATTTAGCTTTATAAAACAATATCCATTAGCTGGAGAAATTGTATTAATTTTAAGTGGACCTTCTACTGGATTAAACGACGACTTTAATTCTAAGTCAATGTTTTATTTTCCTCCTTATGCTTTGTGGAATGCAGCTAATCACAATGCTTTTCCAAACTTGGAAGAATATGCTAAGTATGTTTCTAAGTATTCTTCAAAACCAGGATTTAATGGTAAGACTCAATCTAAAAATTTAAGACTTCCATTGGGAAATACTTTTATTGAAAGGGACGATATCAGAACCTTAAGACCATTCGAAGGCGATATTATATTAGAATCTAGATTTGGACAATCAATAAGATTTGGAAGCACCGTAAAAGGTATGAGAAGTTTAAACCATTGGTCAGACGTAGGTAATTCAGGAGATCCAATAACAATAATAAGAAACGGACAAGGCATTCCATTCGATGCGGATTCTTTTTCTACTACAGTTGAAGATATTAACTCTGACAAATCTTCTATCTATTTAACAGCCGGTCAAGAAGTGGTTTTGGAAGACATATCTAACTTTCCGTTTGCTTCTTATGGTAGAGGAATAGATCCTCAAAATCAAAATATATTAGAAATAGAATTGATGCCTACTACTAACGATGCAGTATCAGCAGCAACTCAAGACGCAAATAACTGGGCATAATGTATACACCTAAATTTCCATATAAAGGTAATCAAATTATAATCACAAGTGGTAGAGTGGTAATTCATTCTAAAGAAGACGCAGTGTTTATATTTGGAAAACAAAATATAGGACTGTCTTCCATTGGTGAAATTCATTTGGACGCATTTGGAGCAGTTTCAATAGATTCTCCAAGAATTATATTAGGTCATCCTAATATGCCAGGTTCTACTAGCGGATTAGAACCAGTTATGCTAGGATACAAAACAAATCAAATACTAACAAGACTTTCTGAAGCTCTTATGGAAGTAGGAAAACAATTAGGGCGTGTTTCTCATAGTAATCTACCAGCATCTATGCAGGCGTTGGCCTCTGTTGGAGACTTACTAGAAAAATCCGCTACAGCAGTTAATAATGAAGTTACAAATCAAGGCGATCCTTTGAATGCATTTAATCTTTCAAAAACTACATTTACTAAGTAATGCCGTCGCCAACACTTCCATCAGCTCCACAAAGTTTTCCTGCTACTAAAGCGGTTGCAAATGTTAAACCGGCTACTGCTTACGACCAACTTACTGCTGAAAATAAAAAGAAAATTGATAGCCTATCAAGCGCAAATAATACCACTGCTGGACTTGCGAAAGGCGGAAAGTTTTTAGATGCTCTTGATTCAGGTGAAAATACAGCAGAACCCGGTATAGAAAAAGGCATCATAAGTGCGGCTAAG